GTGAAAACGGTACAACATTCTTTAGGCAAACATTGACTATTAAACTAAAAAAACAAGACATTGCAACACACAACGCTGTAAAAACTTTAGCGTATGCAAAGCCAAGAATTTTAGTTGAAAACAACGAGGGTCAATTTTTCTTAGTTGGACTTTTAAGAGGTTGTGATTTAACAGCGGGAAGCATCAATAATGGTGGGGCGCTTGGTGATTTTAGCGGTTATTCCTTGACATTCCAAGGGGAAGAGCTACTACCATCGCAATTTGTTGAAAACGGCACTGCATCTTTTTACATTGACATTACAAGTCCTGTTGAATCACCAAGTATAATAGTTACAAGTTAATACACGGAGGGGCTTAAAACACCCCTCTTTTTTTTTGCAACAAAAACACTCTTTTTTAGTTATACTATTAATGATAGTATTAACGACATCAACAAGCCCTCAAATAGTTTACTTCGTGCCACGTGAAGGCTCGGGAAACTCCGATAAGATATTTCTTACAGACGAACAGACAAACGTCACCACAACGATTAATATCACCACCTACGCAACGGGTGATTATTACCATACTGCGACCGCTACATTTGGGCTAAAAGAAGGTCATACGTATGTTTGTAAGATAGGCAAAACAAACGACATTCGATTTTACGGTCGTATATTCTGCACGAACAACCCAAGCTCGAACTTTACTCAAACGGTAACAACAAACGAATTTATTATATATGAATAATAACATTATACAACTATCTTCCTATACAGCCCCTGTAATTGTCGAAAATAATCGCAACGAATGGGTAGAATATGGTGAAGATAATAACTACTATCAGTTCTTAATTGACCGTTATAGCAACTCAGCAACCAATAACGCTGTTATAAATAATATTTGTAGACTAATATACGGTCAAGGCTTAACAGCTACGGATAGCGCGATGAAGCCAAACGAATGGGCGCAACTGTTATCTATATTAAAGGAAGATGATTTAAGACGTATTATCTTTGATTTGTACGCATTAGGGCAGTGTGCCTTACAGATTCATTACGACAAAGGACATAAAGCGATTACAAGAGCTTTTCACACCCCTATTCAATTATTAAGACCTGAGAAATGCAATAAGGATGGGGACATTGTAGGATATTTCTATTCTGACAATTGGAGCGACCCAAAGAAGTATGTACCTAAAAGATTTGATTCTTTTGGAACTTCAAAAAAAGAAGTAGAGATTTTATATTTAGCTCCTTACACTGCTGGGATGAAATACTTTTCAAATGTAGATTATCAAGGTGGAATTGATTACGCATTGTTAGAAGAAAAAATAGCTGAATACCTTATAAATGAGGTTAGTAACTCCTTTGCTCCCACGACTATCGTAAATTTTAACAATGGTTCACCAACGGACGAGATGAAAGATGAAATTTCAGCGCAAGTAATTGGTAAGTTAACAGGCTCAAAAGGTAAGAAGGTAGTGATATCATTTAACGAAAACGAAAACACAAAGACAACGGTCGACACTATTCCTTTGCAAGATGCTGCAGACCATTATTCTTATTTGAGTGACGAGTCAACAGCTAAGATATTACGAAGTCACAATGTAACTACACCATTGTTATTTGGTGTGACTTCAGCAAGTGGCTTTAGTAGTAATGCAGATGAAATGAAAACTGGTGCGTTGTTATTTGAAAACATGGTTATAAAGCCAAAACAACAAATGATTGTTGAAATGCTTAAAAAAGTGTTATCTTTTAATGGTGTATCACTTAACCTTAAATTTAAAACATTGAACCCTTTACAAGGGGACGAGCCACAGCCTATACAAGAGGTTAAAATGAGTGCACAAGACGAATTAGATGTTGCGAAGTATGGTGAAGACATTGATTTAGATGAATGGGTATTAGTTGATAGTAGAGAGGTTGATTATGATTTAGAGGATGAGTTGGATGCAGAGCTTGAAAAACTAAACGAACCTACAAATATTTCTAAGTTTTTAAACCTTGTAAAAACGGGTACGGCACGCCCAAACGCAAACAGTATTCAAGACGGTAAACTTTTCAAACATCGTTATAGATACGTTGGTGAAGTAACTGAAAAGTCACGTTTGTTTTGTAAGAAAATGATTCAAGCGAATAAGGTTTATAGAAAAGAAGATATTGTTAGAATGAGCAATGAAATTGTAAACCAAACACGTACACGTACAGATGGTACAGTTGGTGGTTTAGGGCCACGTGGAGCGACTACATATGATATATGGTTATATAAGGGCGGAGGAGCTTGCCATCATAAATGGGTGCGTGAAACTTACTTAAGAAAATCAGATGTTAATTCACCGATTGCAAAAAAGTTTACACCGTCACAAACTCGTAAACAAGGTGAAATAGCACCGACAAACGACAAAAAAGTTTACACACGCCCGATTGATATGCCTAACAAGGGATTTTTACCTAAATAATTTTAAGACATGGCAGAAGCACTATTAATTTCGAAAAAAGACTTACAGGAATACACTTCTTTGAACGCAAATACAGACGTTGACAAAGTGATTCAATTTGTTCTTGTAGCCCAAAACATTTGGATACAACAATACACTGGTTCTAAGCTACTCGATAAGATTAAAACGGATATTACCAACAATGCACTTGCAGGTAATTATATAACGCTTGTAAGGTCGTATTTAAAACCAATGTTGATTCATTTTACAATGGTTGAGTATTTACCGTTTTGCGCTTACACAATTTCAAATAAAGGGATTTATAAGCACCAATCTGAGAATAGTGAAATTGTTTCAAAAGAGGAAGTTGACTACTTAATTGAAAAAGAAAAACGTATTGCAGAATCGTATTCACAAAGGTTTTTAGATTACATTTGCAAGAACAATAGTTTATTTCCTGAGTATACAACTAATGAGAATGGTGATGTTTACCCACAACATGAAAACTACTTAACTAATTGGTATTTATGAAGAAAAAAAAAGAGTATAAACCAAAGGAGGAAAATATAATTAAACTAAAACAATACTTAAATGATATTAGCAAGTCACGGAATAATAGCAAGTAGTGGTGGTGTTACGTTTGATGCGGATGCACTTTCATTCATTACGGCTGCAAGTATTTCAGATTTAACACAAAAAACAGCGATTAACACGCTTGTAACTGATTTAAAAACTTACAATATTTGGACAAAAATGAAAGCTATTTACCCATTTGTGGGTGGTACTGCGGCACAACACAGGTTCAACCTTAAAGACCCAAGAACAATAAACGCTGCATTCTACTTGGATTTCCTTGGTGGTGGTACACACTCAGCAAATGGATATCAACCTAATGGTACTACAGCGTATGCAAATACTTTTTTCAATCCTACAACTGGCTATAGTGTTAATAATAGCGCACATATTTCATATTATTCCAGAACAAACTCTTCTATTTTTAATAATGTTGAAATGGGTTGTTATGATGTGAATAACCTTATAGTGTCATCAAGACGTTCCGACCAAGGGAACAATACGTTTTTATATGCTAACACGGTAAGTGGTGGCATTGGTTTTTCTGATGCTGATTCATTAGGGTTTTATGTAGCAAATAGGATTAACAACCAAGCAAATGGATTTAAAAACGGAATTAGCAAAGGCAGCAACACGGTAGCAGACAATGCAAGAAACAACAGAGAAATTGTAATAGGGGCTAACAATGCTATTGCGTTAGGAATCGTACAACTTACATCAAAAGAAACTGCTTTCTCATCAATTGGAGACGGTTTAACAGATGCTGAAGCAGCTAACTTCTACACAGCAGTACAATCATTCAACACCACATTAAATCGCCAAGTATAATGAAAGTAAGACAATTAACAATAGAACAAAAAAACACGTTAGTAGGTCAGAGCTATGACGGTGTTCAATATTTTAATCCTACATTGGATGCAAACGGTGTATGGTTTATCTCAAATGAAGAGTATTATAATTGTACAACAGCGGCACTATTCGGTTGGACATTACCCGAAATAGATTACAACCCAGTAATAACAGAATTACCATAATGAAACGTAAGTTTTATGAGGGGCAAATAGTTAATAATAAAGTCTTTAAAACGGTTTGGAGCGACTCAAGTAATTACATGATAAAATATAAAGATGGAAGTTTTGAAGTTATTAAAAAATAGATGGAATGCACCGACACCCGACTTTTGGAAAAAGGTTCAATCAGTAGGAATAGTAATAGGAGGCTTAGGAGCAGTTTTAATCGCTCCGCCTTTCGGTTTAGCAATTGCCCCTTACATGGTTGCAGTTGGTTCAGTAGCAGGAGTATTATCACAACTTACAGTAGATGAGCAACGTTAGAAATTATACAACAGACCAACTACTCGATAGAGTAGAAGAGCTAAAATCATTTAAAACTATTCCATTAGGATATTGGATAGTAGGAGTAAGGTCAAATGAGGACGCACCAAACAAGTACGATGATAAGTTCTACTTATTCAATGGGGAACAATTTGTTAAGGTTGTTACAGGCACGACTAACCCCGGTACACCAATATTACAAGGTGGTTATTTGAAGTATAACAAAGTAGGTGCAGCGGTTGTTAAATCCAACGAATGGTACTACGATGTGTGGGCTTATGGTTTACATCAGGGTAAAATGCCTGCATTACGTCAAGTTGGTAACTTCATTGTATACCGTGATGGAGATAGGGATGGTAAAAGTGAAGAAATCGGAATACCTATTAAAGGAAGCGGTTACGGAATAAACTTTCACAGCATCTCAAATGATTTATCCGTAAAAAAGATTGGTGAAAACATTGGTGGTTGGAGTGCTGGATGCCAAGTAGTAAATAATGTAGAGCAATATAGCATGATCATTAACATGATTAAAAATCAAAATAGGATAACGTACTGTTTATTAGAAGAATTTTAGTATCTTTATACGTGTGTTTTGGAGCGGTTTAGAAATAAATCGCTTTTTTTTTGCTTAAAAGTTTGCTTATTAATTATTAATATTTAAATTTGTAACATAATTAAAAACATAACCCCATGAAAAGAATAACAACAGACACATGTATTTACGATATAAATAATTATATCTCTTCGCAAAAAATTTTAGTTGTGCAATTGACAAGCAGCATAACCGGAATATATCGAGGTAAAGCCCTTATAAAGGCGGAAAGTATTGAAGAAATTACAATTAAAGATGTAATAAATTTAGATTATGAACACTAAACAAAACACAATGAAAACAGCAGAATTAATTGAGAGTCAAATTACCGAAATTAGAGAAAAATTTGGTTATGGTAACAAATGCGAAAAAGTACCGTATTCAGAAAAGTTAAAAACCGAAGTACAAAAACTTGTAGGAGAAAACTATTTATTCATTCTTAAAATTATGGGTCATGAAGCACGCTAGAACAATAATTTACATTTTAATATGTATTATTTCAGTAGGATTTGTAAATCGCTACTGGGATTCGTCAACAGCAATATGGACTGGAATTGCTTTATTAGGTTGGTTTTTTATTGCTTGGACTTATGAAGAAGTTAATTAGAAATATATTCAAGGTAGACACGTTAATTATGCCCTCAGACGTTGAGTTCATGAAGATTGACAGTGATAGTGTATGGGCATCGTTTGAAGACCTTAGAGAGCGTCTTTACATACAAGACGGTTTAGTTTACGATGAAATAGGCAACCGTATCTGTACAACAATGGAGCTTGAGCAGTTTGTAGAGTTTGCAGAAATAAATAAATGTACAACGTGTGGCGGTTCTGGTGAGTACATGGTTACGGATTACGACCAAGACGCACCGTTTCAAAACATTTTAATAAACTGCTATTGTGAGAAGCCCTTCGAACTATGATTACATTTACGAGCGTGTACGTAACATGCTCGAAGCTGGCTGGATTCAGCTGGACATCGCTAAACATTTAAACGTACCCATTGCGACCGTTGGACACGCAATCGCAACATGGGAAGGAAAAAAGTATATAACAAGCCTATATTTTGGGCATAAAAACCAACCATATTATGAAGAAGATTACATTTATCAAGCCCCTACTTATGACGAGCTTTCTGATGATGAGCAGTATATCTGGCGCTCAATTGACTTTACAGCAAATCAAAGACAAGGGGATAAAACATCCTGAAATTGTTTACGCACAATATCGCCTTGAAACAGGTAATGGAGTTAGTAGAGCGTTCACGGAATATAACAATGCGTTTGGATTCATCTACAAAGGTCGTTTAATGCGTTTTAAGAGCGTTGACGCTTGTGTAGAGTATTACAAGACTTGGCAAGATAAAAGATACGTTAAAGGCGATTATTATGTGTTCTTACAAAAAATAGGTTACGCTGAAGAAGAAGGCTATATTCAAATGTTAAAAAAGTTTTAAAATGAAAGTACTAAATTTATATGCTTGTTTGGGGGGCAACCGTTACAAGTGGGATGAAGTAGCAAAAGAAAAAGGAATTGAAATTGAAGTTACAGCAGTTGAATTAGACCCTGAAGCAGCTCGATTATATCAAGAAAGATTCCCAAATGACAAAGTAATAGTTGCAGATGCGCATCAATACTTATTAGACCACTATAAAGAGTTTAATTTTATTTGGAGTTCACCACCTTGTCCAACGCATAGTAGAGCGAGGTATTGGAATAGTTCAAATTATGATACTACTACACAAGCTATTTATCCGGACATGAAATTATATGAAGAAATACTTTTTTTACAGCATTATTATAAGCATGGTAAGTTTGTTGTAGAAAATGTAATCCCTTACTATGAACCATTAATACCAGCACAAAAAAGAGGTAGGCATTTATTTTGGAGTAATTTTAATTTTCCTAAAAACCTTAGTAATCGAAAAATTAATATAGTAGAAACAGAAAATGAAATGAGTAAACTTATTATTTTTCATGATTATGATTTTACAAAATATAAAGGGGAACAATTTATTTATAAAATGGCTCGTAACTTAGTAGACTACGAAGCAGGGCGCACAATCTTTGAGGTTGCCTTAGATGTATACAATCCAAATAAAACCACTAATCAATTATCAATATTTTAAAATGAAAAAGATAAAATTAGGAAATTGTGGTTATTTATACCAAAAAATAGAAAGTAAACATACATTAATAGCAAATCCGAAAGATGAGGGTTGGTATGAAGATTTAAAAGGACAACCAATTTTCCAAATAGAAGACAATGGTAATGGAATAGAATTCACACAACGTAATAAAAACCGATTAGATTACGACGAAGCTCAAGAATTGTTTTACCTATTAAAAAAATTAATATGAAAAAGATAATTATAGCAGCATCTTTGCTAATGGTCGGATGCGCAAAGGAAGAAATAAAACAAGAACCTATTAAAGATTGTAATTGTGATAGGATAGTTAGCGCACCACGTAGCACTGTTTTAATACCAGTTAAAGGATCTACTCAAGCAAAAGAAATATATTTTGCAGATATAATAACAGTAAACGACTGTTCTAATTGGCAAAAGAAATGGAGTTATCGAAGTGAGTACAATCGATTCAGTCAAAAAATAGGGGAATGTTACAATGACTAACCAACTAAACCGATCTAACAAGTCGGTTTTTTTGTGTAATAATAGAAAAGTTACAGATTAACAAAAAACGTGTAACCGAAAACGATATGATTATCAAATAGTTACAAAGCGGTTACAGAAGACCACCATTTTTTTAACTTTTTCAAAACTTCTAGAATAAAAAAAAATAAAGTTTAATCAAACAAAAAAAAAATAAAGTAGTTAAGTATATTTATATATTAAGTGTAACCTATATTGTAACCTTTATATAAATACCAGTAAACACTAGGGGTTTGAGCGGTTACAGATTGCGAAAAAACATCTGTAACTTCGTGTAACCATCTGTAACCTGTAACCGCAAAAAAAAAATAAAAAAAATGTTTTATAATTAAAAAAATAAGTATATTTGTACCCGTGAAGGGACGCACAAAAAGAAATTATTTAATAAAGGGTTTTGAATTAGTAGGAACGTCCCTCCGAACATTTGAGACCCTTTTTGCATTAAAAAAAATTAAATTATGATTAGTATTTTTAAGTACTGCAAAGAGCCAAAGGCAAAACCAATTAGAAACTTATCTGAACAGGAGTTTTTTGATGGTGTGAAAAATGGACAGTGGCAGGATGAAGTGTTAGATTATAGAACTAACAAAATTGAAAAGACAAAACTGCATTGTTTAACACCATCTGGAGTGTTTGCTCAACGCGAAATTAAAAGTTTGGTAGAGCATTCAAACATTATTTGTTTAGATGTAGATGCAAAAGACCAGATTTGCAATTTTAATATTGATGATATTAAAAGAGATGAATATGTTTATGTAGTTCATGCTTCTTGTTCTGGCAATGGTGGATATGCTATTTATGTAAAAATAGACGGTAATAAACATTTAGAGGCTTATTTAGGTTTAGAGGAGTATTTCTTTGTAAACTATTCAATAGTTCTTGACAAAGCTTGTAAGGACATTTCTCGATTAAGATTTGTATCATACGACCCAGATTTATTTCAAAATAATAAATCAAAAACCTTTAAGAAATATTTAAAGAAAAAAGAGGTTGATAAAAAGAATTTCAAAACAATAGTTGTAAAATCTGATTTTGATGAAATGGTAAATCAAGCAAGTTATATGAATTTGTTTGATGATTACAATGATTACATTGGTTTATGTTTTGCATTAGTTTCAGAATTTCGAGAAGAGGGTAGAGATTATTTTCATGCTTTATGTAGGTCGTCTGTAAAATATAATTCTGAAAAAGCAGACAAGGATTATACACAAGCTTTAAAAAGAGACGGTACAGGAATAACAATTTCAAGTGTTTATTATAAGTTTAGAGAAGCAGGCATTAAATTAACATCTGAAAAAACTGAACAAATAAAATCTATTGTAAAGTTATCTGATAACCCAAAAGAGATTTTAAAAGAATTAAATATTCGAGATGATGAAAATTTAGTTGAAAAATTTAAAGAAAAAGATAATGAAGAAAAAACAGAAATTGATTTAATAATTGATTTAATAAAATTATCGAAAGTTAGATTTAATGAGGTAACGAGAAATTTTGAATTTGGCAAAGAAGAAATGACAGACCGAACACTAGCAAAATTTTATACTCAAGTTTGGACAAAAATAGACGATAAAATATCTAAAGATAAAATATTTACGTTAATTCAAAATGTTGATAATTCTGAATCTTACAATCCAATAACTAATTGGTTTGAACAAAACAAACACATTGAAGCAAAAGACAATTTTGATGAATTAATAAAGTGTTTTGAGATTGAAAGTGTAATATATGAAGAAAGAGAAAAGCTAGTTATAACAGATTATTTAGATGTTTATTTAAAAAAATGGATGTTAGGACTGATAGGTTCTGCTCACGGTACATATTCATTAATGATTCTAGTATTAAGCGGTGAACAAGGTATTAAAAAAACAGAATTTTTTAGAAATTTATTTCCAGAAGATTTAAAAAAGTTTTATGCAGAATCAAATTTAGATGAAGGTAAAGACTCTGAAATTTTAATGACCAAAAAATGGTTAATTGTGGATGATGAATTTGGTGGTAAATCTAAAAGAGATGCTACAAAATTAAAGCGTTTATCTTCACAACAAAGTTTCTCGATAAGAATGCCTTTTGGTAAAGTTTCGGAAGATTTAAACAGGTTAGCAGTGTTAGGTGGCACATCAAATGATTATGAAATAATAAACGATCCGACAGGTAATAGAAGGATTATTCCTGTAAATTTAATTTCATTTGATTTTGATAGATTTAAAAAGATAGATAAAACAAAATTGTTTGTCGAATTATATAAAGAGTGGGAACAAGATAAAACAGCATGGTTTTTAACGAAAGGAGAAATTGAATACTTAAATAAATCAACAACTAAAAATACAGAGGTAATGTCAGAGGTTGAATTGTTAGATAGAAATTTAATTCCAGACCCTTATACTAAGATGACAAACACAGATATTAAACTAGAATTAGAAAGATTATTTCCTAGTTTAAGAACGTCTACTAAAAGAATCGGTCAAGCCTTAAAGATTTGTGGCTATGAACAAAAGATTCAAAAGGTAAATGGAAAAACAATAAGATTTTATGAATGTATATTTAATTAATTAAGTTATGTTAAGGGACTATCAACACAAGGCAATTTTTGAGTTTGAAAATTCAGAAGAAAAAAATATACTTTTACAGATGCCTACTGGAGCAGGGAAAACTTTCACATTTTGTGAAGTTGCCAAAAGATATTTTACAGAGCATATCCAAAAAGTTTTAATATTAGTTCATAGAACTGAATTGTTAGAACAAGCAAAAAAAAGTTTGGGGGAAAGATGTTTTTCGATTGAAAGAGGAGTTAAATTAATACCAACAGATTTTGATTTTTACGTCGGTATGGTTGAAACTTTAAACAGAAGATTGGATAAATTACCAACTTTTGGTTTAATAATAATAGATGAAGCGCATATAGGCAACTTTAAAAAACTACCTTTTTTTGAATGTAAAAACACTAAAATTCTAGGGGTAACTGCAACACCAATTAATGAACAGCCTTTGTCTAATTATTATAATAAAATGATCATGCCTGTATCGATTAATAAATTGATTGATAATAATTATTTATTGAATTGTAATGTTTATGGTTTTGCATCAGATTTAGTATCAAAGCAAAAATGGAAAACAAAAGGCGGTGATTTTGACGAGAAGCAAATGGAAGAATTTTACTCATCTGAAAAGATGGTTAAAAATGTTATAGATGCTTATTGGGATAAATTAAAAGGGAATAAGACATTAATATTCAATGTAAATTTAAAGCATAATGATGATGTTTATAATGCTTTTAAAAATGAGGGTTTGAATGTTTATACTCTTACAGGTGAAACACCATTAAATGAAAGAAAAAGCATATTAAAAAAGTTTAAAGAGCAAGATGATGCAATACTTTGTAACGTTGGTGTTTTAACAGCAGGATTTGATGAACCAAGTGTTAAAGGTATAATTTTAAATAGAGCGACAAAAAGCCTTGCTTTATATTTACAAATGATTGGAAGGGGCTCTAGGCTATATGAAAACAAAGATAAATTTATAGTTTTAGATCTAGGGAAAAACACAATAAGACATGGTTTTTACGATGGATATTTTGATTGGCAAAATTATTTTCTAAAAGGCTCTAAAAAAGATAAAGGAGAAAAAAAAGAAGGTGCAAGTCCAATTAAAGAATGTCCAGAATGTAGTTTTACCCAACACGTAAGAAAAGTTAATTGTGAAAATTGTGGATTTGATTTTGAAGAGGAAAGAGAAAAACAAGCCAAAGAAGAAAAAGAACAGAAGCTTTATTTGCTTACAAAAGAAAAACCTATTAACATTCCTTATGATAGGCTTTATGAATTAGCAGAGCAAAGACAATGGAAACCATATGCAATTTTACATAAGATACAAGAACATATATTAAATTATCAAGTTAAAAATGTTGATGTTGTAGATGATAACTTTTGTGATTCACAAGCTTTAATTGAATTAGATAATTGGTGTAAAAAACACAATGTAAAAAATAATAAATGGCATAAAGATTTAATGTTAAATCAATTAAAACAAAAAAGAGATGCAAAAATCGGAATCTAAAATACAGCAAGAAATAGTTATTTGGTATAGAAATAATAATTTGAATAATAATAATATTATTTTTTCAGTACCTAATGAAGGGAAAAGTGCAAAAGAACAAATGTTTAAAAAAGCCACAGGTTTAATGTCTGGGGTTTCTGATTTGATTTGTATAAATAACGGAGAAGTATTATTTGTTGAATGTAAAGACTTAAAAGGAAAACAAAGCGAAAAGCAAAAAGAGTTCCAGAAAATAATAGAATTACAAGGTTTCAAATACCATTTAGTAAGATCTTTAGATGAATTTAAAGAAAAAGTTTAGAAAAATTTAAAGAAATAGTTGCAGATTAATAATTAATGTTTAAATTTGTAACATAACTAAACAAAACACACAATGAAAACAAACCTCAGAAAATTAGCATTGATCCTTCGGAAGGTAGACGCTAGCAAGTTCCTTTACATTAGCACATCAAGACATGATATTGTACTTGGAGCTATGAAACAAGACGTATTAATTGACGACTTGAATATAAATTGGGATTCAATTGAATACGATTTAGAAATGACAATCTTTAAGAAAAACAACGTTAAACTATTTGTATCATGAAAAATTTAATTAAAATACAGGCAGAGTTGAAATGTCCAAAAGGTTCATTCAACGCATTTGGAAAGTACAAGTATAGAAGTGCTGAACAAATATTAGAATCGGTTAAACCATTGTTAGATAAATACGAGGCTTTATTATTTATTTCTGATTCAATAGTTGAGATAGGTAATAAGTTATTCTTAAAAGCAACTGCAACATTTAAACACGAAGCTGAGTCTATTGAGGTTTTTGGTTTTGCTGAAATGGGAGAGCATAAAGGAATGTCGTCAGAACAGACCACAGGGACTGCATCAAGTTACGCTCGCAAATATGCTTTGAATGGTTTGTTTTTGATTGACGAAACAGAAAGCGACCCTGACTCTAAAGTACCAACACCAAAACGTAAAGAAACAATTACAGATGAGCGTTTGGCTGCTGCACTTACTAAAATCAAAGATGGGTCTTACACAATGGAAAAGTTAAAAGAAAAGTTTGAATTAACACCTAAACAATTAGAGCTATGTTAGAAAAATCACTTTACAAAATAAATGCTGAATACATGGAGTTATTTGGCAGAATAGAAATGGCAGAAGGTGTATTAACGCCTGAGTTAGAAGAAGAGTTAATCATTAACAAATCAGAGTTAGAAGTTAAGTCTATTGCTTACGTTGAAGTTATCAAACAAAGAGAAAGCCTAAATGATAGAATAGACGATGAAATAAAGCGATTACAAGCGATTAAAAAGCATAATGATACATTGGTATCAAGGCTTAAATCAAATCTCTTACAAGCCGTAAATATATTTGGTAATTATAAGGCAGGATTCTTAAAATTTAGCACACGTAAATCTAAACAAGTTGTTATTGATTACGATGTGAATGACTTGCCAAAGCAATATAAAACGGTTAAAGTAACTGAAACAGCGGATAAGGTAGCGATAAAGAAAGCAATCGAAAGTGGAGAAGAAGTTTATGGTTGCAGATTAGTAGAGAATGTTAATTTACAAATTAAGTAATCATGGAAACAGTATATTGGACAATGAAAGATGGTAAAAAAATATCCATAGACGATATGGATATTAACCATCTTAGAAATTCCTTAAAAATGGTTGTTAGGGGATTGGAACGATTAAAGCTACAACAAAAAAAGTCAATACCTAAATTTGAATTAAAAGGTGATATTGCACAAGACCATTATGATATGATGATGGATAATGTGTATGCTAATGACATGGATTATCATCAAGGTTTATAATGGAGTAATTAAATTTTGATTAGTTATGAATGATTTATATTATGAATCCGCTATTGAGGTTCAGCAATTAGAAGGAGAAGAGTTAGAATATTATTTAAAAACATTATGAAGCGAAGTATAGTTGACTTTAGCGACATACCTATCGATGAGATAAGGATGCGGTTAAAGTACCAGAAGAAAAAGTATAATGTAACAGAATGCGTAAAGGAAGCATTTAAAATAGCAAACAATAAAATAAAAGAAGATGAAAGCAAGTGAGTTAAGAATTGGTAACTGGTACAAATATAATGGAATATTTAAACAAGCTACACCAAATACAATAGAAGAAGTTTGGGGTGCTGAAAGAACTTGGTGTAAACCAATACCACTAACAGAAAAATGGTTATTAAAATTAGGAGCTAAAAAATTATCAGATAATTTTTTTGAGATTGGATATTTAAAATTTAAAATCCATTCTCACCAATATGGTATTGATTTTCATTTTGGAAATGGTGGCAAACATTATATAAAGCCTCACTATGTACATTCACTACAAAACTTATACTTTGCTTTAACAGGAGAAGAATTAACAATAAAATAAAAGAAGATGAAAAACGAAATGAAATTTAACGGAAAAATCACTAATATTTTAGAAGTGATTGAAGTAGGAGCAAACAAAAAAGTAGAGTTTGTAGTAACAGAGATTGAAGGCCAATATCCTCAAGCGGTGAAGTTTGGAATCTTTGGCACGGACAAAGTAGACAAGTTTATCCAATACAACAAGGTTGACCAAGAAGTTGAGGTTTTGTTTAACTTTAAGACCAACGAATGGCAAGGTAAGTATTTCACGTCAATAGATGCGTGGAGAGTTAATAAAGTTGAATCAACAGAACCATTTTAACATGAAAAAAGACGTTAAAAGCCTTGCTGACTTAAGCGAGGCTAAACGCCAACAGGCAATCGAATACTACAAACACATAGCACACGCAACAATGCTTTGCCAATCGGCTTTGCATTCATTAGACGATGTATCTGATAATATATTTCACAAGCGCGAGATTAAGCAAACTATAAATGCTTTTATTACAGGAGTTGAAAGGTTTGCTGTTACCTTTGTAGAAAATAACAACGAGACAATGGCTCAGAGTTACTCGAATATTATCAAACAGATTGACGATTTCAAGGAAAATATTAAAGTTCAGATACAATGATTTCAAGAAACAACAAGAATAGGAATCGTTGGATGATAGCAATGCAGTTTGATGTCGACCGTTGGAAGTTTAGAGAGAATAAAGTAGGAGTAATTAACATAGGCAGAATGATAAGAAAAGCCTTTTATAACAAATACGATGACAACAATTAAAGAACAAATTGAAGAACTAAAATCATTCTTAACAGGTGATTTATTTCAAGATGGAGATATTCTACAAAAGATTTATGAGTTGAAGAAACAACTTAATCCCGAAATAGAAACCAATCCCGAAGCGGATGAAGATGAAGACGGTTGTATTTTTTGTTCAGGATAAAAGTATCGGACAACGATAGGCGATGTAACGTAATTATTAATAAAATTTAAAGAAATGGAAAGAGAATTATTAGAAGAATTTATTGAATGGGCAAGAGATTGTGGTGAAGATGCATTTTATATTTTTGAAAACGAAAGTGATGCAATTGAAAAATTTTTAAAAGAACGTGAAAAGTAAGTTATATTGCCTATCGTGGGTTATGTTTTCGTTTTAATGGAACATAACGGATGGTGCTATGAGCAGGTTTGCCTTGTAAAAATGTTCAAATTTAGCACAAATGTTATTGGCAAACTTGCTTATAGCATGTGTTATAGCCAGTACGGCTTATTAAGCACAAAACTTTAATCGAAGAGCTAAAAAAAAAGAATTTAAAAAATGAGCGTGGGAAAAGAAAAAATAAATGTATTGAGTTTGTTTGATGGTATTAGCTGTGGACAGATTGCTTTGGGTAAAGTAGGAATTGAAATAGAAAATTACTTTGCTTCTGAAATTGATAAATATGCAATACAAGTAACGCAAAAGAACTACCCAAATACAAAACAATTAGGTAGCGTTTTAGGTGTAAAACCAACTGATTTACCAAAAATTGATTTACTCATAGGAGGTTCGCCTTGTCAGGGATTTTCAATAGCTGGTAAAAAGCTCAATTTTGAAGATGATAGAAGTAAATTGTTTTTTGAGTTTGTAAGGCTTAAAAACGAATTAAATCCAAAATACTTTTTACTTGAAAATGTAAGAATGACTGATGATATTGCTGATGCTATTGATGAATTACTTGGTGTTAAAAGAATTTTCATTGATAGTAGAAACTTTACAGGAATGATTAGAAAGCGTTATTATTGGACTAATATCCCGATTGGAGAAATACCTACTAAAAATGTAGTGATTGGAGATTTATTGGATAACGAACCATTTGATAGAGATTTGGATTTCTTTTTAGATAGAACTAAATATGAACCAACTACAAGCTACGATGGTATTATCACAATAAATCCAAGAGATAATAATGGCAAACAAACTTGGCAAAGAGGTAGGGTTTATGATGTTAAAGGAAGTTGTCCTACAATATGTGCAAGTTTATTCGATTTGAATATTACAAAAGACCAGAAAACTTGGAGAAAACTAACAATAAATGAATGTGAAAGATTACAAGGTGTACCAAGAGATTATACTTCAATTGTTTCTAAAAACGAAAGAGGTAAACAATTAGGTAACGGTTGGAATGTTGATACTGTTGCTTTTATCTTTTCTTTTTTGAGAGGGGTAATTTTTTAAATTCTTTTTCTCACGAAAGCTCAATCGAAGCACAAAAGTAGTATTGGCTATAACTAAAGGATACACGCTATACAAAAATAACATTATGAGAAAAAACTGTTTTAGCTGCAAGCGAAATCTACCCTTGTTTTTGTTTTTAAAAGACGATTCAAAATACCAAGTTAAAGCCGAAAAAGGTAAAACAAAAGTATGCAGATTGTGTAATATAAAGCGAAGTTTAAAAACAAATAGTATCTTTGCAAGGGTAGATGGGAAGTTTATAACAATAGAAAAAAGTAAGATTCAAATAATAAAACACTTTTTAAAATGAAACTAAGATGTATAGAAAAATACTTTGCTAATTTTACTTACGGTAAAGTTTACGAAGTTGTCGGGCAAACAAAGAGCTATATTTGGGTGATAAACGACAAAGGGCAAGATCATCAGTTTGACACTATCGAAAAATACTTTGAAGTAGTCACCGATAACGCACCAAGTTATTACAATAATGAGAAAGGCAGCCTTTACAAGTTTGCAGAAGACCATGGACTAAATGCATACGAATTTGACCAAATAAAAAGGATCGTAAGATGCAGAAAGAAAGGCAACTTTGTACAGGACTTAGAAAAGACAAAATTTTTAATCGATTTATATTTAAAAGAATGGAAAGAGAAATAATCAATTGGGCTAAGGCTCGTAAGTTAGACAACCCCGACAACAAGTTTCAACAACTTGCTAAGGTGATGGAGGAAATTGGAGAAACATCAGCAGCAATACTAAAGAAAGACATAGCAGCCACGATCGATGGCTTAGGAGACACTTACATAACACTTGTTATATTAGCAAATCAAATGGGTTACTCATTAGAAGACTGTGCAAAACGTGCCTTCAAAGTTATTGAATACCGAAAAGGCAAAACCGAAAACGGAACGTTCATAAAAGAGTAGCATGAATTTAAAAGAGATTGCGCAGTATCACGATGAATGGGTACGAATTGTTAAACGATTCGGAGCCAAGACCGATGCTGAAGACATAGTACAAGATATGTACATTCGTTTTCACAAATACGGCAAAGGTCAGGTAATAACCAAGTCATTCATCTGGATAATGCTGCGTAACTCTTTTTATGACTCATGCAAGCGGAATGTTTCAATGGTCGATATTGACCTACTTGTTGACCTATCAGAGGACGAAAACAACAAAACATACGAAATAGAGTTATACTATCAAAGCGTGGAAGATGAAATAAAAACATGGGAGTGGTTTGACCAACAACTATTCTTATTATATTTACGAAGCGGAAAAAGTATGCGTGAACTTGAAAAGGAAACTAAAATAAGTTTGACTTCTATTTTTCACACTATTAAAAAATGCAAAAGAAAACTAAAGATATGGCAAAAAGAGTATCAAAAGGATTTGGAGATACAGTAGCGAAAGTAACGAAGTATACTAAGATTGACAAATTGGTTGAATTCGTTGCAGGAGAAGATTGTGGCTGCAAACAAAGACAGGAGAAACTTAATAAAATGTTTCCCTATAAAACACCAGAATGCTTGACAGAACTTGAATACAAGCTGTTGGAAGAGCTGTTACCTCAAATCTCTGTTAAGATTAAACCAAGTCAACAAGTTGAGTTCTTAAAGGTTTACAATAGAGTATTTAAAACAAACGAGCGACCAACTTCATGTGCTAGTTGTTTAAACGACATGTTACGTAAAGTTAAGATTGTACACAACGAATATAAAATTGATAACACTGACCCACATAGAGATTTCTCAGAGGGTGACGGAGCTTTATTAGGGTAATTGAATAAACAATACAAAATCAATGGCTGGAACAGGAGGAGCGAGACCAGGAGCAGGTCGTAAACCAAAAGATGAGGAGAACAGAATCAGAGACTTAATGATGCCTTATTCATTAGATGCTGTTCAATGCTTAGCTAATATAGTAGTTAGTGATAAGTCAAAGGATGCTGATAAAATTAGTGCATCAAAGATTATCATTGAATACTCATATGGTAAACCAAAAGAGCGTATTGAATCAGATGTTAACATAAACACAACAACACTAAAAGACTTAATAAGTTTTGGTAGTACTGAATCCGAAATATAAAACTTTTGCAAATGATTCTAGATATTTCATTGTTACAGGTGGCAGGGGTAGTGGTAAGTCATATTCTATTAATTTACTATTACTACTCCTTACCTACGAGTCGAACCATGTTATCTTATTTACACGTTATACCCTTACTTCTGCTCACATCTCTATTATACCTGAATTTATTGATAAGGTTGATTTATTAGGTAAGAACTCAGACTTCCATATTACTAAGGATGAAATAATAAATCTAAGAACAGGGAGTAAGATACTATTCAAAGGTATAAAGACATCGAGCGGAACCCAAACAGCTAACTTAAAATCATTGGCTGGGGTCACTTGTTGGATTTTAGATGAAGCTGAAGAGTTAACAGATGAAGATGTATTTGATAAGATTGATTATTCGATAAGACATAAACACATTCAGAATAGAGTAATACTTATTTTAAACCCTGCTACTAAAACACACTTTATCTATCAAAAGTTCTTTGAGAGTAGAGGAGTTGAAGCAGGAGTCAACACGGTTAAAGGCGATACAACGTACATTCATACAACATATAAGGATAACATATCAAACCTATCAGAAAGTTTCTTAAATCAAATAAAAACGATAAAAGAACGTAGACCAGATAAGTATAAACACACAATACTAGGGGGGTGGTTAGAGAAAGCAGAAGGAGTTATCTTTACTAATTGGAGGATTGGAGAATACAACAAAGATAATGGTTCAGTGTTTGGGCAAGATTATGGGTTTAGTAATGACCCAAGTACATTGGTTGAAACCTCAATAGATAAGACTAACAAAATTATTTATGTTAGACTTCATATTTATCAAACAGGTTTAACCACATCACAATTAGCACAACTAAACAGACAATTTGCAGGGCGTGACTTAATAGTTGCCGATAATGCAGAGCCACGTTTGATAAATGAATTAAAGTCTCAAGGTCTTAATATCGTGCCTACAATCAAAGGAGCTGACTCAGTAAAATATGGGATAAGTTTATTACAAGACTATGACTTAATTATTGATGAAAATTCAGTAGATTTGATAAAAGAATTAAATAACTATTGTTGGCTAGAAAAGAAATCAGAAACACCAATAGATAAGTACAATCACGGATTAGATGCGTTAAGGTATGCAGTTAGTTATCAATTAAGTAACCCAAATAAAGGTAAATATGGAATCAGGTAAAAGTTTAAGACAAATGATTAATGAGAGCAGCGTTAAAGTTGTGGATGCTTATAAGGACGAATACGGAGACAATTGGAAATTTCAATGTGTTGAATCAATCGACAACGAAGTAGCGAAAGCTGAAGCGTCATTAAAATATTGGAAAGGTGTTAGAGCTAAAGTAATGCAAGTAAGATGAGTTGTAGATTGACACCAGGTTTATATCGCGATTGTTATGGATATCAAAACATAAACGATTTTATAATACATGAAGTATTGTATAAAATAAGAAATTACAATAGTATACTATGCAAGTAGATATAACAATTAAACATTATAACAATTCATGTGGTGATGGATGTTGTCTTGATTACGGTACAATAACAGAAGTAAATGGAGAGCAAGTAGTCGATAGTCAAGACATTGAAACAATAGTTAGGCGCATTCTTGAAAAGTTAGGTTATGAAGTAGAAATAGAAAGTATTTATGAAGATTGAAATTGATATCCCTTCCAACCTGTCCGAAATAAGTTTAGATAGGTATCAGAAGTACATGCTTACTTTGAATAACTCAGATGATAAAGAGTTTGTTTTTCAAAAAATGATTGAAATTTTTTGTGGGCTTGAATTGAAGGAAGTTGTTAAGATGAAAGCATCGACCGTTATAGAATTGGTGCAACACTTTGATAAATTATTTAACGAGAAAACAAAGTTCAAACATAGGTTTAAATTAAACGGTGTGGAGTTTGGATTCATTCCAGACCTTGAAGAAATAAGTTGGGGTGAGTACATCGACATTGAATCTAACATCGGGGACTTTCAAAACATACACAAAGCACTTGCTGTAATGTATAGACCGATTGTAAAAGACGTTAAAGGAAAATATGAAATAGAACCTTACAAGGGTGATTTAAGTTACTCAGAGGTGTTAAAATACGCACCATTAGACGTTGTACTTCCTGCATCTGTTTTTTTTTGGACTTTAGGAATAGAGTTAATAAGCAGTACGCTGTCCTCTTTGGAGAAAATGAAGAACAAAACCCGTATAGCGAAAAT